AAGGCGAGGTTCAGTTCGGCGTCGTTGTACGTCGCCGCGTCGCGGGTCAGCTTGACCTTGCCGAAGATGTGCCCGGTGTAGGCCGGGAACGGCTCGTCGGCGTCGGCGCACTCACCGACACCCTCGCCTGCGTTGGCGACGATGACCTCCAGGTACACGGCGGGCGGCACCGGGTCGTCCTCGGCAGGCATCGCGTGACCGATGACCTCACCAGCGAACGGGCCACCAGCCTTGCCGAGGATCAGCGATCCGCCGAACAGGATCTCCATGAGTTCCCAGTCGTGGAAGCCGATCTCCCCGGTGATCGTTCCACCGGTCGGCTTGCCGGGCTCCCGGTAGCCGAACAGCTTGCGACCGCATCCGTTCCGAGGCTCGATTCGACGCTCGTCGGTGTACTCCGGCGTGAACGTTGCCGTGATGATGCCGTAGGTGACGATGCCGGAGTCAGCACCTCCCACAACGGAGCAGTCAGGGTTCAACTGTGCAGCCCGAAGGACACAGGTTGAATGCTGTCCGATGCAAATGCTGCCAGCGAGATTGCTTGCCATAGTCCCGGTCCTTTCGAAGGATCAACTTGCCGACAGTTCACTTCACCGGGACGCTGAAACGCAATCTGCGGTCAACGGTTGCGGCGGCGGGACAACCCGGCCTCTATGGCGTCGGCTGGGTGGGTGGTCACATAGTCATGGTGGCGACGACAGAGGGTGATCAGATCGTCGGGCGTGTCGGCTGCCTTCTTGCCGCCCATCCCCTTCGTTTCGACGTGGTGAGGGTCCAGAGGCCCGCCACAGGTGATCCCGAACGCTCCTGGGGCTACACAGCCGCCGTCGCGGCGGAACACTGTCTCCCTGACCTCTGCGGGCACGCCTCGTTGCTTGGCGCGCCGCTTCATCGGCTTGCGTTGTAGCTGAGCGGTGCCGCGCCTCAACTCGGTCCTACGCACGTTGGTAGAGGTCCCAACCGTCCCACGTCTCCGGTGAGATGATCTGCGTCCCCCGCACCGTCGGCATCGACGACAGGAACCGTTCCGTCCAGGGCATCCCGACCAACTCCATCGTGGACGGATCTGTCGGGTTGCCGAACCGGCGAAAGTCGACCGTCACCCCATGCATCGAAGCTGACACGGTGCCCTGGGGGAGTGCGTGTTCCTCCCCGGCGAGCGCCTTGAAGATGTCGCAGGCGATCTCGGCGGCGGCGAGTGTGACCGCCATGTTGATCTCTTGGCCGGATTCGACGGTGATCTGGAACGTGTTGTCAGCGGTGGACGGGGCGAGAAGGCTCTGGCAGGTCGGCCACCAAATCGAGTGGAAGTAGGCGTCGACGCGTTCCAGGACGGCGACACCCGTCGGGGTGGTCATCACGACGTACTCGGATTCGTCGACGATGACGCCGTCGATCTTGACTTCCTCCACCGTCGGGTTGAGCCCCGGCAGGTGGATGCCTTTCAGGTTGCAGCAGCCACAGCAGGCCGGTCGTGAACAGTGATCTTGTCGGCAGGGCCGGTAGATCTCGGTGCAGCGCCCAAGTTGGACTCCGGCCAGGAGGGTGAGTAGGTCGGAGGCGCCGTCGAGGACAGCGTCAATGGTGTCCTCGTCGTCAGGGAGATCGCACTCGCAGGCGAGGTCTTCAATCGTGACGAGAGGTTCGCAAGCGAACTGGACGGCCACTCACGACACCACTGTCTTGACACTGTGCGCTGGGTTCAGGAGAACCAGTCCGTAGCGGCGGAACTCTGCCCGATACCGGTTCTGTGCCCGGCTGAACTGGAGCGGATCACCGAAGCTGTCGTCGACAACGGACCAGGCCATCGACCCGGTGCCGTAGATCGTGTTCTCAGCGCCGTGCCCGGCGTCGGCGATGACGTCGTGGCCTCTCGGCGACTCAAAGCGGTTGTCGCGCACCAGGACGGCTCCTGCGGCGACCGCTGGAGCGATCAGGGTGGGGGACACGAAGATGTAGCCCTTGGCGTTGCCGATGACTCCAGCGAGACCGGCTTCGATGTTGCCGATCCCGGCAGTGACACCGGTCGAGGCGGTCACCGTCGTCGAGTCGTCGGCCAGGTTCAGATGGTCGGCGGTGATCTGTGTCGTCGCCGCCAACGTGAGCGCCGCGGACAACGTCAGGTTCTTGTCGGCGTTCAACCAATCGAGCAGGTAGTCGGGTTCGATCGCCACCGTCGAACACGTCATCGAGTCCCAGAACACGAACGGCAACTGCTCCCGCTCATCCAACGTGACCTCGTCGGTCGTCTCGTCGTCGGTGTCGCAACCGAAGTCGTCGACGTGAGGAGCGAGCGCGCCCCGCGTCATGTACTTGGCGCCGAACGCTGTCCTGTCGGCGCCTTCCTGGGTCAGATCGATCTGCGGGACGACCTGAGTGAACAGACCGCGTGGCAACAGAGTGAGTTGCGGAAGGGTGGTTTCGATCCCCATCCCCTGAATCGTCGGCATGTTCGTTCTCCTCCGAACGTCAAGAGGTCCGGCCCGGATCAACCGAGCCGGACCTCATGGTAGTGGTCGTATGTGGTGAGCCTGGATCAGGCTGCGGCGGACCCGTCGCAGTCCATCTCGATGTCGGCGATCTGCTGACCGTTGTGGCACAGATCCTCGAAGTGCAGGATGTGCGCCGGGCAGGAGGTCGTGTCCACGATGCCCTCGTAGCTCTCCACGAAGAACGTGAACTCGTTGCGGGCCAGCGACGTGTTGTCGGCGTACAGGTTGTTGCCGGTGACCCCGACCCCGACCTGCGCCCGGTCGATCATGGCGAACTTGCCGACCGGAGCGACGAGGATCTCGGCCTCGCTGGGAAGCGGCGACAGGGAACCGAGCGCCGACGTTGACGGCGACTGAGCCGTCGTCAGGGCCGGAACCGAAGTCATCCACGTCGCAGCGTCCAACGTCCACGTCATGTTGATGCCGACGTCGGCGAACCTGGCGTTCACCTCAGCCTCGGAGGCGATCTGCCAAGAGCCGTCACGGCGACGGCGGGACTGGTCGATGCGGAGCGCATCCAGCAGGTAGCGGTGAGCCCACCCGTTGAACGGCTCGTTGTCCCAACGCTGCTGCTCGCGGTACAGCGAGAAGTAGTTGAGCAACTGCGTCGTGATCCGCACCGCAGAGCCGTAGCCGAGTTCCGGTGTGTCGATCGTCGGCACCCCTGCACCCATTCCGTCGAGCAACTGGCGCTCAGCGACACGGGCACGGGAGGCGAGGCCACGGTTGAGGTACGCCTCGATCAACTCTGGGAACGTCAGCGCCGTCCAGCGCTTGATGCGGAGGCACCAGTACACCGCGTACATGATGAAGTCCTCGGGTGTGCCGCACTCGATGACGTCGCACGGCTTCTGATTCTCCACCTCGTCGAGGTCGGCGTCGTCATCCTCATGGGTCCAGATCCCGGCCTGCGACACGTCCGACAGCGACGGCGAAGGCATGATCGACACGCCACCGCGGGGTGCCTGGAAGCCGGGGAGGGAGGCGGCGACCGGACGGCGCAGCGTGTTCTCACACGACATCCCGTAGTACGGGGTGAGCGGCGCACACAGCGCTGCGGTCAACTCCGGCCCTTCGAACCCGAGGTTCTGGAGGAGCCGCATGTTGTGCAGCGGATCGGTCGACAGTTGACGCTCAGCGGGGTACTGGGCGTCGATGTAGGCGACCTCGTGACGCTGATCGGTCGCCGGGTTGATCGTCCCGGCGCGGGCCACGAGTGCCTCAGCGACATCGGTCCAGCCGTCGAACGTTTCGCCGGGTGCCCGTCCGCCGATTCCGTCGCGGGCACGGATGACGTCGATCACCTGCGGAGCCGCCGTCGGCTCAGCGTTCGTCGAGAGACCGGCTGGCACCGCGACCGGTGTGGCCGATGCCTGCGGGACGGTCACGTCCACCTCGACCGGCTCTGGCGCGGGCTCCGGCTCGACCACCGGCTCCGGCTCTGGCTCCGGCTCGACCGGGTCGCCGTCCTCGGAGAGGGCGGCAGAGCGCTGCTCGTCGGCAACGATCGTCTGGGCCTCATCGGACAGCACGGCGGACAGATCGAGCGCGCGCTGTGCGTTCTCTCGACCTTCGGCGGTGCGGAGAGCGTTCTGCTCACGTCCGTAGGTCCGAAGTTCACGGACAAGTCCGCGCAGTTCGGCGACGCTGAGGCCACTGCGATCCTCTGGGATTGTGGGAAACATCTGTCCGCCTCCTGGCGTAAGTCGAGGTTTCAGGAAGTTTGACGATCAGGCGTCGTCAAACGCAATCTCGTCGTCGAGATCGGCGAGATCGAACTCGATGGCGAGTCGTTCCGCTTCGTCATCGATGAGTTCGACTTCGACCTCTGTCGTCTCGGTCGTCTCGATGGTGACCGTGTCGTCGCCGAGGGTGACGGTCTCCGTCGTCGTCGACGTCGCCTTGCTGAGGCGGTCACTGATCGACTGGGCGAGGGCGTCGGCGTCGATCTTGCCGTCGCGCATCACAACGATGTTGCCGCTGTGGAAGTCGATCTTGACGGTCGGCTCAACCACCTCACCGACCTGATCCTCCGGGGACAGACGCGGTGTGTGGAGAGAGGCGACGAGTTCGACAACCTTGCCTTGCGAGATGACAGCGCCGCCACGTTCCCAAGACAGGTTCGTGCCGGGAACGTTGAACGCCGGAACGTTCACCGAGACGATCGCGATCAGCTTCGTGCGATCCGCCGTCCAATGACCGGAGATCTGCGATGCCCGTGCGACATACAACGCCTCCGCTGAGAGGCCGGGACGGACCCTGCCGGACAGCCACGGCCCGTAGCGGCCGTTGGTGATGCGAACGTCGCACCATGCGTTCTCGACGCCGCCGTATGCCTTGTTCGGATCGCCGTTGCCGATCGGATGATCGGGGTGGCCTCCGAGGAAGAAGATGGGGCCGGTGTCAACGAAGCCGCGTTCGGTGAGCACCGAGTTCGCCTTGTGGAAGTTGTCGTAGGACGACGGGCGGGGACAGAACTCGCGGGTCACTCCGTGAGGGACATCCCAGTCGGCGAGGTTGCCGAACACACGACCATCGGCGTCGACACAGATCGGTGTCGCATGATCCGGGTGCTCCGGGATGTGGAAGTCGTCCCAGTCGGCCTGGATGTTCTCGATCGTCGCCAGTGATGCGGTGAGTTCGCCGGGGTCGGCGCCTTCCATCGTGACGGAGAACGTGTCGAAGTCGACAGTGATGTCGTCGTCGGATGCCATGAACGAGGCGACGAGTTCGTCGTCGAGTGTGAGGCGCGCCTCGGCGAACGCGGGGACCGACAGGATCGTGGTTGCCGCCAGGTTCCACGTCGGGAAGACGAGGTCGAACTGCGTGAAGCCGGGGTCGTTCGGGTCGTCGGACTTCCATTCGATTTCGACGGTGGCGTCCGCCA